TTGCAGAACTCAAAGCTGCATGGGATACTGCAACACTTGGTGATTCACCATACGCATAGGTAACTAAATGAGCCGTTCGCGCGACATTGCTACAAATTTAGGATCTTCACTTGGTGCTGGGGGAGGCGGTGGAGTTGATTCTGCTACTGTTTTATCCCTAACAGGTGTATCTAGTTCTGGAATAAAAGTGCCTAGATTAGATTCATCAGAAGTTGCTGCATTATCTTTAGATAGTGCTGCTGGTGGTACTATTCTTTATGATACCACAAATGAGGAATTAAAGGCATGGGTTGCAGATGATTATAGAAGAATTGTTAAAAGAGTAAACATAACTGGATCTGGTGGAACAGAAACTACTTCAGGCAACTATACAATACATACTTTCGAATCATCTGGTAATTTCACAGTAACGGGCGTAGGAACATTAGAGATTGAATATCTTGTTATTGCTGGAGGTGGCGGTGGTGGTAATGTCGCGACCGTTCCTGGAGGTGGTGGAGGTGCTGGAGGATATAGATCCTCTGTTCAAGGTGAAAATTCTGGTGGTGGATCTAGTGCAGAATCTACTTTATCTTTAACTGCAGGTACATATACAGTTACAGTTGGTGCTGGTGGTGCAGGGCATACTGCCAGTGATGATGGTACAGGTTCTCAGGGCGGTAACAGTACATTTCACACTATTACTTCTATTGGCGGTGGCGGTGGAGGTGGCAATAACACAGATCCGACTACTGGTGGATCCGGTGGTGGGGGAAAAGAATCTAGCGGTGCAGGTGCAGCAGGAACTTCGGGTCAAGGTTATGCAGGAGGTAGTGGTTCCGAGGGTGGAAACTATGGTGGCGGAGGTGGTGGTGCTGGAGAAGCTGGCAACACCGATGGCAACGGTCACGGAGGGGATGGTGTTGCATCTAGTATAACTGGTACCTCTGTAACACGAGCTGGTGGCGGCAGTTCAAGTGGTACAGCTGGAGATGGCGGTGGAGGTACTGGCGGTGGAACAGCGACTGAAGGCACAGCAAATACTGGTGGCGGCGGAGGCGGTGGCTACGCTTCTGGTAATGATGGGCAATCAGGGGGATCTGGTGTAGTTATAATAAGGTATATAACATCATGACACATTTTGCAAAAGTTGTAGATAATAAAGTGATTAACGTAATTGTTGCTGAACAAGAATTTATGGATAATTATGTTGATAATAGCCCAGGTGAATGGATTCAAACGTCCTATAATACGCATAATGGTATACACACTGCAGGCGGTACTCCATTAAGACAGAATTTTGCTGGTATAGGATGGAACTATAATAGAGATGCTGATGTTTTTTATGCACCTCAGCCATATAATTCATGGACATTAAATGATTCCGATTGGGTATGGGAATCTCCTGTTGCACATCCAAATGATGGAAATGCTTACAGTTGGAATGAAGACGAACAACGATGGGATAGTGTATAATTTTAGTTTACTTTTATCGTATTTTGTGATATAATATATAATTATGTCTGGAGTATATTATGATTGATTTGAAATCCATCCACGAAATGTGGGCAAAAGACTGTGAGATTAACACCAATAAACTCGATGAATCCTCTCGAGAACAACCAATCCTACATGCAAAATATCTAGAGCTTCTATCGACATATAAGCTCCAATTGAAACGTGCTGAGTTTCAGCAAAAAGTTTTATTGAAACAGAAATGGCTATATTATAATGGTAAAATGGATCAGGAAACCTTACAGGAACTTGGTTGGGAAGCTGATCCTTTTAACGGTCTTAAAATACTTAAAGGTGAGCTTGATTATTACTATGATAGCGATCCTGAAATTCAGAAATCTGAAGAGAAAATTCAATATTATAAGACTGTTATAGATACTTTAACAGACATAATCAATAACATTAACTGGAGACATCAAACGATCTCCAATATAATCAAATGGAAACAATTCGAGTCCGGAAACTAAATCATGCTAACCTTCACATAACCTGTGATAGTGGTACTGCACAAGAACTAAATGAGTTTTTCTCATTCTATGTTCCTGGATATAAGTACATGCCTGCATTTCGTAATAGAATGTGGGATGGAAAGATTCGATTGTTTACAGTCATGTCTGGTGAATTACCTGCTGGACTCTATCCACATCTTTTACAATTTGCAGAACAGCGCAGTTATGAAATAGTCTGTGATGAATCGAAGTACGGCAAACCTGATGATTATAATAAAGTAGATGTCAAAAATTTATATGACTTTATTAGGACATTAGAATTACCATACGAGATAAGAGATTATCAGTTTGATGCAGTATCAACCGGTATTCATCGTAAACGCGGCGTTCTTCTTTCTCCTACAGGATCTGGTAAATCTCTTATCATATATGTGTTAGCACGATATTGGATACAGAGATTAACGACAGGTTACAAATATCCGCAAGGTGGTAGAGTACTTATCATTGTACCTACAACATCTCTTGTAGAACAGATGTATAAAGATTTTATAGACTATGGATGTCCTGAAAAAGCCATGCATAGAATCTATTCTGGTAAAGATAAAACATTTGAAGCGGCGATTTGTATTAGTACATGGCAATCAATATATAAACTACCAAGAGATTGGTTTGCACAGTTTGGTATGGTAGTTGGCGATGAGTGTCATGGATTTAAATCAAAATCATTGATGTCAATTATGAACAAAGCATCCGAAGCTGAATACAGATTCGGAACAACAGGTACATTAGATGGAGCTCAAACACATGAACTCGTACTCCAAGGATTATTCGGTAAAATATATCGTGTCACCACTACAAAATCATTACAAGACAACGATACACTTGCGCAGCTACGGATTAAGAGAATTGTCTTACAGTACGATAGAAAAGTACGTAAAGAATTTGGTAAAAGAACTTACCAAGAAGAAATAGATTTTATTGTAAGCAATGCACATAGAAATAATTTTATTCGTAACCTTGCTCTTGACCTAAAAGGCAATACACTTATACTCTATAATTATGTCGAAAAGCACGGAAAGCCTATTTATGAGCTTATAGATAATAAGGTAGATGAAGATAGAAAAGTATTCTTTGTAAGTGGTGATGTATCGGCAACAGACAGAGAAGCAATTAGAGCGATCGTAGAGAAACAGAAAAATGCTATCATTGTCGCATCTTTGGGCACTTTTAGTACTGGCATTAATATTAGGAATTTACACAACATTATCTTTGCTTCACCTTCGAAGAGTCAGATCAGAGTTCTTCAAAGTATTGGACGAGGATTAAGAAAGTCGGATAACAACGAACCAACTACATTGTATGATATATCAGATGATATTAGTTGGGAAAAGAGAAAAAATTACTCACTACTTCATTCCTTTGAAAGGCTTAAGATGTACCAAAAAGAGCAATTTGATTATAGTACAGTTCAACTTGAGATAAAATCATGAGTGATTATAAACAATTCAAGCTTACTAACGGTGACGAAATGATATGTGAACTCGTAGCAAGTGGTGACGAGGATTCTACAGCAGACGTTATCGTTCGTAGAGCTATGAAGATTGTGACAACTGATGATCTTGAAGAGAACATTAGGTACTATACACTGAAACCATGGATGTCATTTCAAGATGACACTGCAGATCTCGTTGCTCTGAATTCTGTACATATCGTAGGTGAATCAACCCCATCAGAAACAGTCATGTTACATTATGCTGCTGCACTTGCAGATGCTGATAAATATAACAAAGTTAAAAAAGCAGGTCTTACTCTTCAAGAAATACAAGAAAAAATGCAAGAGTTAACAGAGGAAGAAATGAACGTGTTTCTTCAAGCAAAGTATGACGAAATCGCTGATGACTCTGCAATTTCTAATATCATACAATTTAAACCGAAAGGCACAGTGCACTAATGGCATTTTTAATTCATCCATTACCACCTGAAAATGTATTTGTTCGTAAAGAATATCTCTACGATCTCGAACATGGTCATGGAGAATTGACGCCCGGAATTTGGATATCAGTGAAATCAACACAATATAAGGCGCTTTACTTTGAAACACTTCTTACAGAATATGGAGCTCTATATGACAAGCTTCCTTTGTCAGCGTTCGTTTGGAAAACAGATCATGGTGATCTTCCTCTTGATGTTCTGCAGCTTTGGGATTGCTTTGATTACGACCTAACTGTTACCGAAAAACCGATACTAAGTCGGTGTGAGTTTTTCGGCAAAGACAAGCAAATGCACGCGGGGGAGTATATGTTTACGATAGACAATGCTCACCGAGATAAATCTACAATAGACATAAATTTTTCGGAACACGATCCAGAACATAAAAGCTTTAATATTATACAATTGGATAATGGACAATTTGCGGCACAACCTAATAATAGAGTAATATTCCGAGATTCAAGTCTTACACCATCAGATCTAAAACGACCTGATTTTAAGGTATGTACTCAAAACTATCGAGTAGAGACAGAACCGAAATGGTCAGTTGGACATACTGATGAATGGCAGTACAAAACCCTAGACGAGGAATAAGTATACTGCCTCCCGGAAAACTTTATAGTTTATTATATACTATCCGGCAGAAAAGTACACTGTTATTTTTTAGTCTTAAAACAAAAATATACTATGTACAAATGCAACTGATTAGTATATAATTACTACATAATGAAAGGAAGCGACATGGCACGAACAAAACGCGCAAGCATACATTACGTAAATAATGCCGAGTTCTCACAAGCC